GAGTATACCATGTATAAAGGAACTAAACAATGACAAGAGCAAGAGAATTTGCTAACTTTGGTTCCGATGCGCCTTCTGCCATTGGAACTGCAGGACAAGCCTTATTAGTCAACTCCGGAGCAACGGCTTACGAGTGGGCAGAAGCTGGCGGCGGTGCTACAGAGTTTATTGCTAGTATCGATGCTAGTAGTTCAGCAACTGCTAATTTTACAGGTTTTGACAGTAGCAAATATGATAATTATGTTTTTATGATTGCTAATCTTTTACCTGCTACAGACGGTCAATGGCTTAGAATAAGGCTATCTGTAGATGGTGGGAGTAGTTATTTATCAGCTAGTGATAGCTATTACAGTAACAGCACTGCAGCAATAACTGCGGGAGACAACACGTACATAGGCTGGGGATACAGCGGTATAGGTAATGCCGCAGGTGAAGGTCTTATTGGAGAGGTGCATATAAATGGGCCTCACTTAAATGCACCAACATTTGTTTATAATAATGGTTATATAGTGGCTACTAATGGTACACTTGAGTTATATGCTACGACATATGGTGCTGGAAAAACTAAAGCTGCTACAGTCGTAAACGCAGCACAATTTAGTTTTACAAGTGGTAACATAGCATCAGGGACAATTACCATGTACGGAATTAAGAACTCATAAAGGAGGCGTTTATGCCAAGATTTCATAATATAAATGGACAAAACGTCCAGTTCACAGCAGCTGAAGAAGCAGCGCGTGACGCAGAAGAACTAGCTTGGGCTAACGCAGCAGGAGACCGCGCAGCAGAAGCTAACAGAGAACTTCGTAATACTCTCCTTGCGGCTACTGACTGGAGGTTTCGTTCAGACTTAACCCCAAGTCAAGCTTGGAAAGACTATTCAACAGCACTAAGAGATATTACAACTCATAGTAACTGGCCTAACCTTCAGGAAGCTGACTGGCCTACTGCTCCGGAGGCTTAAATGACTATAACAAGAAAAATGGCTGACTATGCTGCCGATGTACCTACAAGTATTGGTTCAGCAGGGCAAGTTCTTAAAGTTAACTCAGGAGCTACAGCTTATGAGTGGGGGTCAGCGGGTACACCGTTTGCTGGAGGTTATCTAGCTGTAACGAGTAATGTTACCCTCACTGCTGGACAATCTGGTTATCATATCTACGCTACTGGTGATTGTTTAATTACACTTCCTGCTGTAGATCAGAGTGTATATTATATAATAAAAAATGGTGGTACAAATAATATCTACCTAAAGCCGCATGGTTCTGAAACTATGAATGGTCTTGCGACTACTACCCGACTGCGCGTTTCTGCTGGATCAGATATTATAATTATAAACGATGGCGTTAGTAATTGGCAAACAATTTCAAATACTGTTGGTTCTACTTTGGCCGAGGCTACAACAATAACAACATCACAAACATTTACGCCAAAGAATATTACAACTTCACTACTGGTTTGCGTTAGTGGAAGTTCTTGCGGTGCAAATTCGCCAACATCTACGGACAACAGCATGCAATCTGGGGGTGCTGGAGGACCAGGCTACGCTGAGAAATTTATTAGCAGTCCAGCAAGTAGTTACGTTGTGTCAATCGGCACGTTTGGCGATGTTAATGGAAGCGCGGGAACTAACACTACGGCGGCGGGTATAACTTGCCCACCTTCGGCGCATTTTGCTGCAAGATATACTTCATCAAATGGTACTGGTAAAGCGGGAGGGGCTGCTGGAACGGGTGGTGATTTTTCGGCTGCTGGAGGAAATGGCGCGAGTCGTAACGCTTCAACACTCTATCAAAGACCTGGAGGCGGCGGCGGTGCAGGAACTCGCGCTGGAATTGGTGGTAATGCTGGTGTCAACAGTGGAGGTTCTGCAAATGCTTCTAATGGCGGAACAAGCGGCGGAACAGGTGGAAATCATGGTGCTGATAATCAATCTGGTCAGACTAGCCTTGGTTATAATGGAGCTGCCGCTACAACCAAGGATTCGGGTTCTTATGTTGTTTCGGGCGTAACTTCAGAAACATACCAAGCAGGTTCTTTCTTTGGCGGTGGCGGCGCACAAACAATCATGAACTGGAGCAGCGGGACTTTTATAATTGCTGAAGGAAGAACCGTAGGAGGAATTGCTGGAATAAGATATAACGGGCATGACGTAGGTCAGAATAATGGAGCGTATGGCGGTTTAAGTGGCACTGTAACATTCGTGGAGTTTTTCTAATGGTTAGAATAGCAGCAATAATAGCAGCAGACGGAAGTGATACAAACAGAATAGTAATTGGCGATGATTACATTCCCGAAGGCTATACTGAAATCTTCCCGTTTGTAGAGAGTACTATAAGAGCGCGGCGTGACGAACTACTAGCGGCGTCTGACAGTAAAGTTTGGCCTGATTATGTGCCTGATGCTTGGCGCACGTACAGACAAGCCTTGCGCGATGTTCCTAGTCAATCTGGTTTTCCTGAAAACATAACTTGGCCTACGAGACCTGAATAAAAAGGAAATAAACAATGACTAAAGCAGTTGACATGGCAAACCTTGGCTCTGATACAGACCAGTTTGCCTACACACATCCTACAGGAGCAGGTTATGAACACCTCCCTGCAGGGGCAAGTGCAGGAGAAGCCTTAAAACGTAATGCAGGAAATACTGCCTATGAATGGAGTACTATTGCAACAGGTACACCAGACATAGTGTTCCCTAGTAATTGGGCGTCACCAACAAGCACCTATTCTTCTAGCGGAACTTGGTCTAAAGGTTCGCTGGCTGATGACGCTAAAGTTTGGTTTTTTCTTTTAGGCGGCGGTCAAGGCGCGGCTCGCCGTACTGGTGGAAGAGGCGGTACAGTACAACTTATCTACGGAACAGCAAGTCAGTTTGATGGAGCAGCGTATGTTGTAGGCGCAGGAGTTACTGGAGGAACTACGGAGTATTGGGATCCAGTCCAAGGAAATCAGACAACTCTGACACTTAGTTCAAGTAACGGAAGTCGTGTGTTTACGACAGGAGTACAATCTGGCGGACAGCAAAACGATTCTATTTCCGAGGTAATATCAGAAATACCTCCTTTAGTTAGCGGCACTTATCTTAACGGAAGCCCAACGGATGTGTACAGTATCACAAAGAAAACTTTGCCAAGCGGTTATCAGTGGATGTTCGGTCCTGGGGTTAATTACGGACAAAGTGTTGTTTTTGGTGGAGGATTAGGCCAGAATGATTATGGCTCATCTTCGGCTGCAGGGTCAAGTTTGTTAAGTGGTAATGGTGGTCAAAGCGTTGGTCAGAATGGTACATATCCTGGAGGTGGTGGCGCAGCTGGTGGCGATACTGGACAATCGGGCAATGGCGCAGCAGGAAACGTGAGGGTTTATCATGTATAAAGGAACAAACAAATGACTAAAGTATTTTATAATAAAACAACAGGTGATGGCGCAGTATTTGATGATGACGCAAACATTGCAGACTGGCCTGACTTTCAAGAAACACAACCAGACATGGCTCCAATTATGGCTCCTCAAGTTCGGGCGCAAAGAGACGCGCTTCTAGCTGAGTCTGACGCTATGGCCTTGGCTGATCGTATTACAGCAGACTGGACTACTTACAGGCAAGCTTTAAGGGATGTTCCTGCTCAAGAAGGCTTCCCCTTGTCTGTAGAGTGGCCTACTCAACCTTAAGGAATAAAAAATGACAGCAACAAGAAATAACGCTGCAGTAGGCGCTCTACTGTCTACTGCTGGTTTAGATGATAGCATTAAACCAAAAGCTTACTTAGAAACTTACTCTGCTGCTACAGCAGGAGCAACCGTTACTCTTGACTTGTCAGTAGCAACTTCTTTCTCAGTAACTTTAGATCAAAACACAACGTTTGCCTTTAGTAACCCCCCTGCTAGTGGTACAGCGTACAGCTTTACTCTGGTAGTAACTCAACCAAGTAGTGCTAAAACAATTACTTGGCCTAGCTCAGTAGACTGGGCAGCAGCAACTGCCCCTGATGCTCCAGGAGCCTCTGAGGTAAACGCTTATGGTTTCCTTACTAGAGACGGAGGGACAACCTACTATGGATTCTTAGGAGGAGCAGCTCTTGGCTAATTCTTTTGATAAAACTTTAATGGGGGCAGCAACAGCAGGAGGTGGTCCTTCAGATGACCAGTTTAACCGTGTTAGTTTTCTGTCTCATTTTGAGGGCAGTAACAACGGTGTAAACAATGCGTTTGATGATGGCTCTGCCAGCAACCACACAATCACTGCCAACGGCAATGTAACGCAAGGCTCTTTTGGGCCATTTGCAAAGCCTGATGGTGAGTGGGGTGTAAGATTCCCACAAAACCATCCACACTATATTGATATACCTAGTAGTTCTGATTTTGCTATTGCAAGTGATGCTGATTATACTTTTGAGTTTTTTGTATTTTATGACACTAAAGATAGTGATCACATAATTATGGATTACAGGACGGGGGGTGCTAATGGCACTTTTCCTGTCCTTGGTATAGCTGGGGATTTAAACTACGATGAGAGTGATGGCAGTGCTGACACAGGTAAGGTAAGTTTTAATCCGCATTCCGGCACTTTGTCCTCTGTAAAATCAGCTTCTACATTAACATTTGGGGCATGGAATCATGTTGCTATTGTTAGAAACTCAGGCACAATAAATTTTTACATTAACGGCACAAGAGACAACAACAGCTATACAAATAATACTACAGTAGCTACAGCAGCAAACATTCGTTTTGGAGATTTAGCTTTAAACTCTGATGCAGGTGCTGATGGTAATAATTCTTACTATCCGGGCTTACAATTTTCTGGAGTTCTTTCTAATTTTCGTTTTGTAAATGGTACTGCTGTATATTCAGGAAGTAGTATTACTGTTCCAACAAGCAAGTTAACGGCTATTACAAACACTAAATTATTATTGTTTCAATCAAACAGGTTTGTTGATAATTCATCATCTGGTCACACTGTTCCTGTATCAGCAGGAAGTCCAGCAGTAACAGCATTTGGCCCCTTCCTGACCAGTGCAGTGTATGACCCTGCGGTGAACGGGGCGAGTGGGTATTTTGATGGCAGTGGTGATTATTTATCTATTGCAAATAGTTCTGATTTTAATCTTGCTGCTAATGACTTTTGTTTTGAGTTTTGGTTCTGGGGTGATTCCCTTGCTCAATATGATACTATTTTGAGCCTATATAATACTTGGGCAATAGAACAAGAATCCAGTGGAGGGGGCATTAAAATAGCTATGTGGATTTCTAGTGGCTCAAGTGGCAGTTGGGATTTATTAAGTGCTGGAATAATGTCTAACCTATTAAAAGTAAACGAGTGGAATCATTTAGTTATTGCTAGAACAGGAAACACCCTCAAAAGTTATCACAACGGTGCTATCGTTTACAATTCAAGTTTTAGTGGAACGATTGGGTCTTCATCTAACGTTTTGTATTCAGGCACCTTTGATACTTCAGCATATTGGTGGGACGGTTATATTTCAGACGTTAAATTAAGCAATGGTTCAACAGGAGGAATTAATGTATCTGGTAACACAATTACTGTACCAACAGCCCCACTAGCTGTAACAGATTCATACACCAAGCTGTTGCTAAACATGGCTGATGGACAGGCGATTGACAGTGCTGCACAGAATAATCTGAACTTGTTTGGCACAGCCAAAACTAGCACGGCACAATATAAGTTTGGCACTGCGTCTTTGCTTTTGGATGGTAACAGTGACTATGCAACATTCCCAGAAAATGGGGCAAACGACATTGATGGTGGAGGTAACTGGACTGTTGAGTTTTTTTGGAGGTTCGTAAATAAAACGTCACCAGCATATCAAGAACTTATAACTAAAGGCACCGGCTTTCAAATATATACAAGTAGCGGGTCGTTATCTTTAGCTTTATCATCTAATAATTCAAGTTATGATATAGCCAATGCTACAGGTGGTACAACATTGGATAATGACGTTTGGTATCATCTTGCCTTGGTAAAAAATGGAACCTCTTACAAATTATATTTGAACGGCACTAGTGATTTATCCGTTACATCCTCTTCAAACTTAGATACGGGTGGATTCCCTTGGTTTCTAGGCACTCTCAGAACTGCTGAAACTACTTACCCTTCCAACGGATATATGGATGAAGTTCGTATAAGCAAGTTTGCTCGTTATACAAGCAATTTCACAGCACCGACAGAACCATTTGCAGATAAAGGACAATAGACATGATGATAGCACAATTAAGTGGCAGCACAATATCTGAGATAGCAGAACACAAATCTCTGTTTCCCAACACGTCCTTCCCTAAAGCTGGACCTGACAGTGATTGGCTAGCAGCTAATAGCTGTGCCGAGGTAGTTGTTTTTCAAGCCTATGACTCAGCCACACAGAAGAACGAGAGTGTAACACCTTACTTAGAAAATAATAAAGTTTTTACTCGCAGAGTCACTGACATGACAGACGAAGAGAAAGCAGCGGTAGTTACTGCGGCTAACTCTGAAGCAGCTGCTCGTAACAGAGCCACACGGGACACTCTCTTGGCAGAGTGTGACTGGGTAGTCACTAAAGCACTAGAAGCTA